ACTTATTGAGAAGGGAATCATCCAACCTGTCGAACAACCAGCTCCTCCACCTCCACCGGACCCTGACCCTGGAATTCCAGGTCCGGGGAATCCCTCACCCGAATAATAATCAACAACCGAATCCTTTGATTCGGTAAAACAAAGCGACGGCAAGGCCTCCCAGATTTTCTGGGAGGTCGGCCGATCGCCGGGCGAAGCCCAAACGCATATCCCTTACTTGTCATATATATGCCAGGTGGTCAAAACCACCTAAAAAACCATGACCGACATCTACAAAAATCTACGCTACTTTACTCGACCCGAATTCTCAAACCCAGACGCAATGTCAACCGAGTTATTATTAAAGCTGGACTGGGCAAGGCACAAAACAGGACTCCCCTACATCCTTACTTCCACATACCGCGCGAATGACGTGCGAACACACGGAAAGGGATTGGCAGTCGATATAGCTTGCAACAGCTCCCAAACTCGTCTATTAATGCTCGACGCCCTCCGGGCAGTAGAATTCGATAGGATAGGCATCTATTCAAAACACATTCACGTCGATGTAGCGGTATCAGATCCACCCGGGATCTGGTACGGAACGTACCCAAAGGAGGTCAACAAATGAGACGCAGGCGAATGAGTAAAAGGTCCTCCAGGAGGACCTTTAAACGGGGAGCGAAGCGCTCCCACCCCAAGAACAAAATGCAAGCCTATTCAATGCGAGGCGGAATCCGACTCTAATGGCTTGCTATGACTCAATCCAACTCCCGTGGCTGCCTCTGCGGGTCCCCTGTGGGAAATGCATAGGGTGTAGAGCAGATCAAGCTCGGGATTGGGCGATTAGAATCATGCACGAAGCACAAATGCACGAAGATGCTTGGTTCGTAACCCTCACCTACAATGACAAGGAAATTCCCCAGGATGATTCCCTCTCTCCTGCGCATCTTCGAAAATTCATTAAGACCCTGCGCCGGGATCATCAACAAAAAATCTCCTACTACGCGTGTGGAGAATACGGCGAAAGCACCAAACGGCCACATTACCACGCGGTGCTTTTTGGTCCTCACTTTCTGGATAAGTATCCTCATTATTCTAGGCATAACAGCCAGGTATGGCGGTCCCCCTATCTGGAATCTCGTTGGCCGTATGGCCACTCTGAATTCAGTGCCGTAAATCACGCGTCAGCCAGCTATACAGCGGGTTACGTCAGAAAAAAGCTCACGGCCAAACAAGACCCAAACCGCAATCTCCGGGTCTACGAAGAAACCGGAGAAATTGTGGAGGTCCAACCCGAATTCAGCCGTATGAGCCTTAAACCCGCGATTGGAAAAACATGGCTGGAAAAATACTGGGAAGAAACCTATACCCACGACCGAGTGGTCGTGGAAGGAAAGGAGTTTAAACCTCCGAGATACTACGATAAATGGATGTCTGAACATCACCCCGACGTTTTAATTGACGTCAAACTCAAACGCGACGCAGCGGCCGTATGGCGGCCACCTGAAAAAGTCGCAGCCCAGGAAACCATTCACAAAGCGCGTAGCGCGTTATTCGAAAAGAGGAACAAAATATGAATACCCAAATCTTTTGCATATGGGACTCCGCGGCCCATCGGTATCTTGACCCCTTCTGCGCTCCCACAATCGAATTCGCAATACGTGAATTCAGAAAAGCAGTAAACAAACCAGATCATCAATTCAACCTATACCCTGAAGATTACACCCTCTTCCACATCGGAGAATTCCTACCGGAAGAAGGAGCACTATTGCCAGGAAAAATCCACTCGTTAGGAGTGGCTCAAACCTTTATCGAACAGATAAAACTTCCCTACGAACAAGACCTGGAGGAGAATGGCCGTCATGGCTAAAGACATGGTACAGGTGCGAAAACCCCGCACCAATAGGTTTGCAGAAGAGCCCAACGTCCGTGTAGGACGTTCACAGATGGACCTCTCTCATATGCTGAAAGTAGGCTTTGACGCATCCTACTTATACCCGATCCTGGTCGATGAAGTACTCCCAGGAGATACGGTAACCTGCTCCCTTAACGGATTCGTAAGAATCACGCACCCGTTGGAAGCGCCCATTCTGGATAATATCGAATTGGACACCTTCTTTTTCTTTGTACCGAACAGACTGATTTGGGACAATTGGAAATACTTCCAAGGCGAACATGACGCAGCAGGCGCTCAGGACACAGATTACACGATCCCGATCCTTTCAGGAGCTACCGGGATCACGCACAATGCCGGGTTATTCAACGGCTATGCCCTAGGCGCCTACCTGGGCCTTCCAGCTGGACTGGAGCCGGACAATACCGACGTGAATCAATTACCGTTCCGGGCCTATAAGCTGATCTACAACGAATGGTTCAGAGATCAGAACCTTATTGACGAGGCAACATTGGCGACCGACGATGGTCCCCAGAACATCTCTGGGTACATTCTCTATAAATCAGCCAAAAAGCACGATTACTTCACCTCAGCCCTTCCATATCTGCAAAAAGGCGATGCCGAAAACCTATGGGAAGGTACAACGTTCGATGTGGAGACCTTGGCAGTCCAAGGAAACGAAATAACAATCGAATCAGGATCCGGGCAAAGGGATCTCGACTCCTCGGGAGCTAACGTAATTGTTGATACAACGAATACGGGCTCCGCTATGTACATCGACACCTCAGCAGTAAACATCTCGATAAACGATCTACGGGAATCCGTAGCGATCCAAAGGCTTCTCGAAAAAGACGCACGTGGGGGCACCCGATACGTCGAAATCATCAAATCACACTTCGGAGTAACCTCTCCGGATTTCCGCCTCCAGCGTCCCGAATACCTGGGTGGTGGAAAAGCCTTCATCAACGTCAACCCCGTAGCCCAAACGGATACATCAGTGGGAGACCTCGGTGCGTATGGCACCGGAGTAATCAACGGCCACGGTTGGGCGAAATCCTTTGTGGAACATGGCTACATTATCGGCATGGTCCGAGCTCGTGGTGACGTAACCTACTTCCAGGGTCTCCCCCGTATGTATTCGAGATCAACCCGGTATGATTTCTATATGCCGGCCCTGGCTATGCTCGGGGAACAATCGATCCTCAACAAAGAGCTCTTCGTGAAAAACGACGGCTCAACGACTGATGATCTCACTTTTGGCTACACCGAACGTTGGAACGAATACAGATTCAAACCTTCTCGAATCGTTGGAAACCTCAATCCAGATTCGAGCTCGGCCCTTTCACATTGGCACCTAGCCGAAGATCACTCAGATACCCCAGACCTGAACCAAACTTTTATTGAAGATGCGACACCTATGGACCGGGTCACGACAACGGACACGGGCAACCAATTCCTGGCGGACATATGGTTTAATTACCGGTGGGCTCGGCCCATCCCGGTCCACTCCATTCCCTCCCTGGTTGGAATGAGGTTCTAAAATGCCTCTACCCGTAGCCGCAGCGGCAGCGCTACCCGCCCTCATCGGGGGGATCTCCTCCCTGTGGGGCGGGACCTCGGCAAACAAAGCGAACAGGAGGGAAGCAGAGAAAAACAGAGCATTTCAGGAAAGGATGCGAAATACTCAATGGCAAGCCGCTGTGGCCGATATGACGGCCGCAGGCATTAATCCGGCGGTTGCCTATTCAAAAGGGCCTGCCGCAGCTCCTAGCGGCTCCCAGGCCCAACAAAGGGACGTTGGCACCAATGCGGTATCCTCCGCCATGCAAGCAAAAAGGCTTCAGGCCGATTTGGACCTGATTAAAAGCCAAACGCACGCAGCGGCGATGCAAGCCCAAAAGACGGGAGCCGAAGCCTACAACCAAAATACAGTGAATAAACTGTGGGGAACGGGAATACCCGGACAACCGGGATGGGTACCCGGCCCTCTTTGGTTGAAACATGAAGCGGAAGCGACCAACGCCGGGGCTTTGGCCCGGCTCAACACTTTACAGATCCCGTCAGCCAAAAATCTGGCCAATATTGCGGGATCTAAGCCAGGTCAAAATCTGGCCTGGATCAAATACCTACTCAATCTCCGACGTCCAGGAGGAGGAACAAAATGACGGAACAACTCGACGCCTTAGGGCGTCCTCGCTCCAAATACCAAACGGTCAATGACCTACCGAGCTGCACCGTTCAAGCCGACTCAGATAAGGCCGACATCAACAAAATCCTTAAGCGCTATGCCGCGGTCGGCATCCAGGAACAACTCAACCTCACGGAAGCCCATTTCCCGGACGTTTCGGAAATCGGAGATTTCCAAGATGTAATGCAAACCGCAAGGGCGGCAGAAAGGGAGTTTATGAAGCTTCCTTCCAAAGTCCGGGAGATATTCAAACACGATGTGGCGAATTGGCTGGATACGGCGCACGATCAGGAGAAACGTGCATCACTTATTGAGAAGGGAATCATCCAACCTGTCGAACAACCAGCTCCTCCACCTCCACCGGACCCTGACCCTGGAATTCCAGGTCCGGGGAATCCCTCACC